TCTGACCTACAAGGCCTGGTGCGAGGAGAATTCGGTGCGCCCGTACAGCGAAAAGGGCTTTGCCGGGATCATGCTCGACAAAGGTTACGAAAAGAAGAACCTGCGCGTCAGGCAGTATTCTGACCTTTCCATCGTGTATTCGCCGCAGCCAGAGAAAGACGGGGCCATGTATCCGCGCGGCTATGGCGGGCCTGACTGAGGTGGGCTGAGCGCGCGAGGGTCGCGAGGGTCGCGAGGGTCGAAATGCAACCCTCGCATCGGGGAAAGGGGTTGCGCGTCAACGGCTTGTGGCCGTGGCGCGAGGGTTGCGAGGGTTCTCGCGTACGCCCGCACATGAATAGAGCGGTCCACAGGTAGTGAGTGGGGACATCCATGGAAGATAAATCTCATGCGCACACAGGGGATAAACCCTCGCAACCCTCGCAAGAGGGTAACAAGGCATTGACCGGAAAGGAAAAACAGGCCGCGAGGGTTGACGGCGAACCCTCGCTTGACCCTCGCAACCCTCGCATGGCGGCGAAAAAGGCCCGGAAGTCGAAGCGGCGCCGGGACCGGGAGAGGGCGAAGAAGGCCAAGGGCGGCGCCGCGCTGACCACGGCCGTGGCCGGCGAGGCCCCCGGCGGGCGACGGACCGAGCGGACGGCGGTGTGGGAGAATGTGGGCGAGGGGAAGATCCGGGCGCAGGAGGTGGAGCGGGTGGTGGACCCCATCGACCTGATGTACCGGGCGCACCAGCTGGACGTCAGCCAGTACCGCGCCGCCCAGTCCTACCGCCAGCAGGCGGAGACCCTGTTCTCGGGCTATCGCTGCGCCCTCGATCCGACGCCGGGCGGCGGCGGGGGCGATGCCTCGCCCACTGTGGCGCAGGTGGAGGCCGCGTCCCGGCTGCACCAGGCCAACATGGCGCTGGGGGTGATCGACGGCACCATCGTCGCCCTGGTGGCGGGCGAGGGGCTGACGCTGGAACAGGCAGCGCGGGAGTTCTTCGGCATCCCCGACCCGGCCCGCGCCCAGGTGCGGGAGCTGGGCACCCGGCTGCGCGGGGCTCTCCACGTCCTGGCCGATGTTTGGCGGGTGGGCACGGCGCCCGGCTGGCTGCGGGTGGACAGGCGCTTTGAGCCCAAGGCGCTGGAGCGTCCGGCCGAGCGGATCAGCGAGGTGATGCGCGGCGCATGGCACGCAACCCGTTGGAATGATTGAGGAAACACCGGATTAAGCGGAACACGGAACAGCGTGAATTATGTGTAAGCCTATGAAATCATTATGGAAAACGGGTATTAGTTTGCAGGTGTGCGCGGCCTAGGCTAGATTTTCCACAGGATGAGTTGTTGCGCCCGGAGCCGAGAGGCCGCCGGGCGCTGCCGTTTCCGGAGGACGCGATGCCCACCATGCCGCGCACCTTCCGCCCCCCTCACATGGCCAGCCGCCAGCAGCAGCGCCGCGAGCAGGACGCCCGGCGCCGCCGCGACAACCCGGCCCGCGCCTGGTACCAGACGCCGCAATGGCGCGACCTGCGCCGGTGGCAGCTGGAGCGCGAGCCGTTCTGCCGCAAGTGTCGCGAGGCGGGCAAGCGGGTCGAGGCCACGGTCTGCGATCACGTCAGGCCCCACCGGGGCGACGAGGTGGCGTTCTGGGCCGGGCCGTTCCAGTCCCTCTGCAAGCCCTGCCACGACGGATGGAAGCAGCGGCAGGAGCGCCGCCGGGAAGGCCTGCGCAAGGCGCGGGGCTGAAGCGGCTGGACATGCACCGGACGCAGGGCGCGGAGCCATGCATGGGACGCACGACGACGCGCCAGCCATGCACCGGGCGCACCCCAGGGGGTGGTCAAATCTCTCCCCCCTCCCCAACCAAAACCGGCCCCGCGGCGAAATTCTTGGGGGCGCGGAATTGGTGGGAATTTTTTTGTTGGTCCCGGGCGTCGAGCGCGGGGCGATGGCGCCCGGCGCGGGGATGCGCGGGGGTGCGCGGGGCGGTGAGCCTGGCCGGCGACGGGGTGACGGCGCGGCGGGCGTGAGGAGCTGGACATGGCGCGAGGGCGCAAGCCGCAACCGGCGGCGGTGAAGGAAGCGAAGGGCAACCCGGGCCGCCGGCGGATCCCGAAGGCGGCCGAGGAACAGGCGCCCGACCTGGGCACCGTACCGGCGTGGCTCGACACCTCGGCCCACGCGCCGAAGGACGGCCAGGAGATCGCCGCGCTGGCGGTGGAGACCTGGCGCCGGCTGCAGCCGCTGGCCACGGGCATGAAGCTGCTGAAGGCGACGGACGAGTGGACCCTGGGCCGGTTCTGCCAGTACCAGGCCGAGTGGGTGCACTTCACGCGGGTGCTGGCGGCCGAGGGCTACTGGTACGAGAAGGTGCAGGGCAACGGCGAGACCGCCAAGCTGCCGCACCCGGCATCGAGGGCCAGGCGCGACGCGGAGCGGTCGCTGCAGTCGCTGGGCGAGGCCATGGGCCTGACGCCGGCGGCCAGGCTGCGGATCACCCAGCAGCTGGTCCAGGCGCTGCCGTCGCAGCCGGGCCTGCCGCTCGACGGCGACGAGGCCGGCGCGCAGAAAGGCGGATCCCGCCGGCCCGCGAGCCGCGAGGCAGGTGGTTCGCCCCTGATGGGGGGTGAGGGGCAGGCGATGAAGCCTGGGTTCCTGAACTGAGGTCATGACCACGGCAGGGGCTTCGACGGCCCATCCCGCATCGGCGTCCGACCGGGGCAAACGGGGGAGGGGTAAGCGGCGCACCCAGCCGCGCCACAAGGCGCGGTCGGCGTGCGGGCGGTTCTGGTACGACCGGAAGGCGGCCGACGCGGCGGTCGGGTTCTTCGCCCGCTTCCTGCGGCACACGGAAGGCGAGTGGGCGGGGCGTCCGTTCATCCTGTCGGACTGGCAGGAGCACGACATCGTCCGGCCGCTGTTCGGCTGGAAGCGCGACGACGGCACCAGGCGCTACCGCATCTGCGACGTGTGGGTGCCGCGCAAGAACGGCAAGACGGAACTGGCGGCCGGGATCGCGCTGCTGATCCTGCTGGGCGACGGCGAGTTCGGCGGCCAGGTCTATGCCATGGGGGTGAAGGAAGAGCAGGCCAAGATCGCCTTCAACAAGGCCGCCGCCATGGTGCAGATGTCGCCGCACCTGTCGGCGATGCTGGAGTGCCTGAAGACGTCGGTGTTCTGCCCCGAGCTGATGGCGGCGTTCAAGCCGCTGGCGCGGGAGCCCCGCGGGTCCCACGGCATGAGCATGTCGGGGCTGATCGGCGACGAGATGCACGAATGGGCCGACGACCGGCTGTACACCTTCCTGCACCAGTCGTCTGGGGCGCGGCGCCAGCCGCTGGAGTTCCGCATCAGCACCTTCGGCATGAAGGCGGGCTATGGCTACGAGACATGGCAGTACGACGCCCGGGTGCTGGCGGGCGAGGTGGACGATCCGGAGCGCCTGGTGGTCGCCTACATGGCCGACCCGGACGACGACTGGACCGACCCGGCGACCTGGGCGAAGGCGAACCCCAACTATCCGGTGTCGCCCAAGCACGGCTATATGGAGGCGGAATGCCGGAAGGCGCAGGAGATGCCCCGGCTGGAGAACGATTTCAAGCGGTACCACCTGAACATCTGGACCGAACAGGACATCCGCTGGCTGCCCATGGACAAGTGGGACGCTTGCGGCTGGCCCGAGCGCACGACCCCCTGCCCCGAGGCCACCGCGTCATCCCCCTCTCCCCGAGGCGGCGCGGTGGCCGAGGCGGCCCGGCGGGAGAACGCGCGCTGGGCCGGGCTGGCGGAGACGCTGACGGGCCGGCGCTGCTGGGTGGGGATCGACCTGGCGCAGACCACGGACCTGACCGCGCTGGTCTATCTGTTCGCGCCGGAGGACCCGGAGGCGCCGGCATCGGACCCGGCGGGGAGGTACCACCTGCTGCCCCGGTTCTACGTGCCCGAGGACAGGCTGCTGGAGCGGGTGCGGCGGGACCGGGTGGAGTATGACGTCTGGCGCGACAAGGGCGCGCTGACGGCGACGCCGGGCAACGTGACCGATTACGCCTGGATGAAGCGGGACCTGATGGAAGACGCCACCCGGTTCCAGATCGTCAAGGCCGGCGTGGACCCGTGGAACGGCACCCATTTCGCCCTCGACCTGCAGGCGGAAGGCCTGCCGGTGGAGTTCGTGCGGCAGGGCTATGCCAGCCTGAACGCGCCGACCAAGGCGCTGGAGGGGCATGTGCTGTCCCTGCGGCTGGACCATGGCGGCCACCCGGTGCTGCGCTGGTGCGCCCGCAACGCCGCCACGGCGGAGGACCCGGCCGGCAACATCAAGCCGGACAAGAGCAAGTCGACCGAACGGATCGACGGCATCACGGCGACGATCATAGCCCTGGGGGTGCAGATGGCCGAGGAAACCAAGCCGCCGTCCGTGTACGAATCGCGCGGCATGCTGATCCTGTGAGCGCCTGATGGGATATTTCGGGCGCATCTGGCAGGCGATCCGGGCGCAGGATGCCGGTGGCGGGCAGACGATATCGTCGCCCGAGGACCTGGCGCGCGCCCTCGGCCTGCGTGGCGAAAGCGCCGCTGGCGTGGCGGTCAACGAGGAGTCGGCCATGCGGGTGGCGGCGGTGTTCCGCTGCACCACGCTGATCTCGGGCGCGGTCGCGACCATGCCGCTGCATATCAAGCGGCGGATCGACGACCGCATGCGCCAGGATGCGTCGGACCATTCGTTGTGGACCCTGCTGAGGCGAAAGCCGAACCCGTGGCAGACGCCCAGCCAGTTCAAGCGCCAGATGCAGGCGAGCGTGCTGCTGCGGGGCGCCGGTTACGCGATGAAGGTGAAGACCGGCGACCGTGTGGTGGGACTGATCCCGCTGCATTTCGACCGGGTGCGTGTGGCCCAGGGAGACGACTTCAGGCTTTCCTACCGCTATGCCACCAAGGGCGGTCGGGTGGTCGCCCTTCGGCAGGAGGACATGTTCCACCTGGTCGGCATGCCGGCGCCGGACGGGTTTACCGGCCGGTCGGTCATCGGCGCGGCGCGGGACGCCATCGGCCTGGCGCTTGCGGCCGAGAAGCATGGATCGTCGGTATTCCGGAACGGCACCGCCATCGGCGGGACGCTGTCGGCCCCGGGCCAGCTGGGCGACGAGGTCATCGCGCGGCTGAAAGACGGGCTCGAGGACTTCCGCGGCGCGGCCAATGCCGGCAAGAACCTGGTGCTGGAGGAGGGGCTGAAATACGAGCCGCTTGGCATGACCCAGGAGGACGCGCAGTTCATCCAGTCGCGGGAGTTCCAGGCGCAGGACATCTGCATGTTCTTCGGCGTGCCGCCGACCATGGTCGGCCTGACGACCAAGAGCACGAGCTGGGGCACCGGCATCGAGCAGCAGTCGCAGGGGTTTGTGGCCTACGGGCTGGAAGACTGGCTGACCACCTGGGAAGAGACCATCACGCGGGACCTGGTGCCGGACAGGCAGACGGACATCTACCCCCGCTTCAACCGCAAGGCGCTGGTGCGCGGCGACATCAAGGCCAGATATGGCGCCTATGCGACGGCCCGGCAGTGGAGCCTTTACACCATCAACGAACTGCGCGCGCTCGAGGACGAGAACCCGATCGAGGGCGGCGACGACCTGTTCGTGCCGGGCAACGCCAATGGCGGCAGCAACGCGGACCCGTTCGGTCCGGACGGCAACAGCAACGGAGGCGGCAATGATCCGCAAGACTGACCGTGGCCTGATCGACGCGTGGGCGTCGCGGCCTCCCGAGATCCGCGCGTTCCAGGCGCCGCAGGGCTGGCAGCCGGACGTGCGCCCGGTAGCCGAGGAATGGCGCCGTTTCGACGTGCGGGCCGAAAGCGACAACGCGGTGATCACCATCTTCGACGTGATCGGCGAGGATCCCTGGACGGGCGGCGGCGTGTCGGCAAAGCGGGTCAACGGCGCCCTGCGGTCCATCGGCGCCAAGCCGGTGACCGTGGAGATCAACAGCCCTGGCGGCAACTATTTCGACGGGGTGGCGATCTACAACATGCTGCGCCGCCACGAACAGGCGGTGACGGTGCAGATCATGGGCCTGGCCGCTTCGGCGGCATCGCTGGTGGCCATGGCCGGCGACGACATTCGGATCGCCCGAAACGGCAATCTGATGATCCACAACGCGTGGGGCCTGGCGATCGGCAACCGGCACGACATGGCGCAGGTTTCCGACTTGCTGGGCCAGCTGGACGACGCCATGGCGCAGACCTACGCGGCGCGCACCGGCATGGATGCCAAGGCCATCGCAAAGATGATGGACGAGGAGACATGGATCGGCGGCCAGGCGGCGGTCGACCAGAACTTCGCGGACGGCCTGCTGGAGGCTGATGCCGAGGCGCCGGTATACGCCGATGCGGGGGATGGCCTGCCGCTGGATATCGGCGCCATGGACAAGGCCCTGGCCAAGCTCGGGCTGCCGCGCGCGGAGCGCCGCGCCCTCTATCAGACGATCAAGACCGCCACGCCGAACGCTGGCGGCGACCGGGTCACGCCGAACGCTGACGCGGACATCCTGGCCGGCATTCGCCGGCTGACCGAAACCATCAAGCCCTAGAGGTTGACATGAACATGATGAAAGAACTGCGCGGCTCGACCGCGCTCGGGATGCCGCGCGGCCTGGTTACGGCTCTGGCCGAGGCGCCCCCCAGCAATACCGAGATCAAGGCGGCACTCGACGCGCTCCAGCGCACCTTCGCGGAGTTCCGCGAGGCCAATGACGAGCAGATCAGGGCGCTGAAGCCGGATCCGGTGCAGGCCGAGAAGGTGGACAAGCTGAACGCCGAGGTGGGAAGCCTCCAGGAGGCCCTGGACCAGATCAACATGCGGCTGGCGGCTTCCCAGCTGGGTGGCGGCGCTGGCGACCAGCGGACGCCCGAGATGGCGGCCTATCTGGTGGCCATGGACACCTATTACCGCCGCGGCGCGACCGCCGGGCTCGGTGATCTCGCGGTGCGGGCCGAACTGGCCACCGACCACGATACCGCCGGCGGCTATCTGGTCGGCACGGAGATGGAGACGGAGATCAACCGGGTGGTTGGCACCACCGTCGCCATGCGCCGTCTGGCACAGCAGCGCAACATCGGCCGCGCCAGCTACAAGAAGCTGTTCAACCAGGGCGGCGCCAGCTCCGGCTGGGTGGGCGAGCGATCGACCCGCACCGAGACGGTGACGCCCGAACTGGCGGAGCTGGAATACGTCCCCGGCGAGATCTATGCCGAGCCCCACACCACTCAGGAAATCCTGGACGACGGGGAACTTGACGTGGAGGGCTGGCTGCGGGACGAGGTCGCCATCGAGTTCGCAGAGGAAGAGGGCGCGGCCTTCATCAACGGCAACGGCGTGAAGAAGCCCCGTGGCATCCTGCAGTACGACACGGTGATCAACACCAACTATGCGTGGGGCAAGATCGGTTTCACCAAGACCGGGGCCGCCGCCGCGTTCGCGGCATCGGATCCGCTCGACGCGGTGGTCGATCTTATCCATTCGCTCAAGGCGGCCTATCGGCAGAACGCCACGTTCATGATGAACGACCTGGTGCTGGGCGCGGTCCGCAAGTTCAAGGACGGCGACGGCAACTACATGTGGCAGCCGTCGATCCAGGCGGGCCAGCCGTCGCTCCTCTTCGGCTATCCGGTCGAGACGGACGACAACATGCCCGACCTGTCGGCCAATGTCTTCCCGGTGGCGTTCGGCGATTTTCGCCGGGCCTATCTGATCGTGGACCGTGTCGGCGTCCGGACCATCCGTGACGACGTCACCACCAAGGGCCGGGTGAAGTTCTACACCACCAAGCGCGTGGGTGGCGGCATCCAGAACTTCGAGGCGATCAAGCTGCTGAAGTGCGCCGCCTGATCGGAGACGCCTGACGGGGCGGCGCGCCGCCCCATCCATCCCCTGAGACAGAGAGGATACGGTCATGAAGGACATGACTTCCGGCGTGCTCCTGAAGCGCGCCATCAGCCCGACGCGGGTTACCGACAACACGGCCCAGGCGTCGGTCATCATCGACCGGCAGGGCTTCGACACCCTGACCTTCGGCATCCTGATCGGCACGCTGGCCGACTCGGACGCGGCGTTCGCGGTCGCCATGACCCATGGCGATACGGTGGATGACCCGGACAACCCGGCGAGCATCACGGACAGCGGCGCCGTCGACGACGACATGATGGTGAGCCAGACGCCCGGCACCGCGCCGGAGACGGCCGCCGCCTTCGGCGCGGACGACGACGACGAGGTGCGCAAGGTGGGCTATGTGGGCGACAAGCGCTATGTGCGCCTGACGATCACGCCGTCCGCCAATTCGGGAAATGCCGACATCGCGGCCTTTGCCCTGCTGGGCCACCCGATGATCGGCCCGGTCACCCAGGGCGCCTCCTAAGGCGCTCCGGCACTGCTGACAGCCCGGCCCTTCGGGGCCGGGCGCTACCTGGAAGGAGCGGGCCATGCCCAAGGTGATCAAGACGAACCAGGGCGACCGCATGGCCGTCCTGGCTGGCGGCGAGATCGACATCGAAAGCGGCGGCAGCCTCAAGCTGGCCGGCGCCGAGGTGTCGGCCTCGGCGGCGGAGCTGGACGAGTATGTGCTGACGGTCGACATTCCCGACCTGTCGGCGGACACGAGCCACTTCGTGGTGGCGCCCCATGCGGGCAGCATCACGAAGATCTGGAGCGTGATCGACGGCGCCGTGTCGACGGCGGACGTGACCATAACGCCGGAGATCGGCGGCACGCCGGTGACGGGTGGCGCCCTCACCATCGCCACGGCCGGATCGGCCGCCGGCGACGTGGACAGCGCCACGCCCTCGGCCGCGAACGCGGTGACCGCCGGGCAGGCGATCGAGCTGGTGGTGGCCGGCGGTGGATCGGGCGGATCGCCCCGCGGCCATGTCTCCATCGTGATCAGCCGGTAGCCGGCCATGAGCGACGGATATTCGAGCCGGGCCGTCACCGCGTCGTCCACGGCGCGGCGGGTGGCGGCGGTGACGCCGGACGACGACACCGACCTGGCGAGCGTCGCGAAGGCGCTCTATGTGGGCGGCGGCGGCGACGTGGAGCTGATCGCGGCGGGGGACAGCGCGGCGGTGGTGTTCGCCAACGTGCCGGCGGGGTCGACCCTGCCGGTGCAGGTCAGGCGGGTGCGTGAGGAGAACACCACGGCCACCAGCATGCTGGCGCTCTACGACTGATGCTCGGCGTCGGGCTGTCCATTCCGGAGATCGTGGCCCGGCGCATGGCCGGCTACGACCGTTACGTCGACGACGTGAACGGGTCGGACGACAATGACGGGACAAGCCCGGCGTTGGCATGGGCCTCGCTCAACAAGCTGGAGACGTTGACGCCGGTGGCGATGGCGACGACCCGTGTGCTGGTGAAGTCCGGCACCTACGACAAGGCCGGGGACTATTTCGAGATCGCCAACAATTCGGCGACGGCGTGGACGCTGGATGTCACATGCGAGCCAGGCACGGTGTGGGACGGGACGGCCTGCAATGCCGGCGGGGCGCAGAACCCGCTGTTCACCAACGGCTCCTCCGACTGGCGCCTGAACCTGCACGGGAACGGGCTGACGATCCAGAACTACGACAACGAGACGGGCGGGTCGCCTAACGGCATCGGCTGGGGCGGGAACTGCTTCGTCTACAGTTCGGATGTGGTCATCACAAACTGCGTGGACGGGATATCCAACCACGACAACGGCCCCGGGCTGATGGTCAACATCGTCGTGACCGCGTGTTCGAAATACGCGCTGGCCCAGACCGGCACCGGGCACACGGATTTCCATGGCTGTTCCTTCACCGGTGAGGACGGCGCCTCTGGCGGCGTGGCGGTTGTGAATTCTGACGCTTCGGCAGAGTTCTTCGACACGAAGTTCATCCCCGTCGGGACGGCCCGGAACCTGTTCCTGTCGAATTCCAACTTGGTGCGGTGCCAGCTTGGCACGGAAACCGACGACGTTATCGTCGCTCCCGTGGCTGTCGGGACGTGTGTCATCCGGAAGTCCTATGTCCATGTGGAGACACAGCAGCTCTACGGCGTCTCCATGGAAGAGTGCTTCGGGCGCTTCTCCATGCGCCTGCGCGACAGTGGTACGCCCGATATTCAGCACTGCATCTTCACCGGGCCGGCGGAAAGCCAGAGCTATGTCTTCTACGCCAATACCGGCACCGCCTTCGCGGCGTTCACCTTCTCCAACAACATCCTGGTCGGCAACTATACGTTCGACAATCTTGGCAGCCGCTACAACCTGCTGGAAGCGGACAACGTTCTGGCCAACAACCTGCTTTACGGCGGCGTGGCCTACAGCGGCAACCTGACGGGATCGAACGCAACCATATCGGGGACGGTGACGGGGCAGGACCCGCTGATCGGCAGCGCCGACACCTATCTGATGAGCGATTGGGCGTTCGGCGCCGGGTCGCCGGCGATCGGCGCCGCCAATGACGACGGCGATATCGGCTTCGGCCCATCCGACGTGGAAGACATCGCGGCCTGACAGGCCGGAACGACACACCCATTCCCAGCGATGCCGCCCTGGCGGCGATGTAGGAACCCACCATGGCGAAAATCGAGATGATCGTGCCCAAGGGGCGCGTGTTGCAGACGTTCGTGCCCAACGAGACCTTTTCGAGCGAGCAGTTCGGGTCGGTCTACGTGCAGGGGCAGCGATATTCGGTGCGCGAGGGCAACAATGCCCTGGCCGCCGCCGTGCAGGCCTGGGCGGAAGCCGGGCTTGTGACCGTATCCTAGCCAGGAGACAGAGAGATGGCGCTTACCCACGCGACCGCGACGAAGAACGCGGCCACCGATGCCGTTGTCGACCTGCTGGACGCCGGTTCGTCCGACGCCAATGGCGACCTGGTGTTCATGACCTCGGGCGACGTGGAGGTGGCGACCTGCGCGCTGTCCGACCCGGCGTTCGGGGCTTCCAGCTCGGGCACGGCGACGGCAGCGTCGATCAGCGACGACACGGACGCGACCGGGGGCACGGTGGCGCTGTTCAAGCTGCAGGACAAGGACAATACGGAGGTTCTGCGCGGCTCGGTCACCGGCACCGGCGGCGGCGGCGACATCGAGATTTCGTCCACCAGCGTGGGCGCCGGGGATACGGTGTCGGTTTCGAGCCTCACCTACACGGCGCTCGGCGCCTGAGGCCATGCGTGACCCTGCGCGGGTCGCCGCCTATACGGCCAAGGCCCAGGAGCATATCGACGCGTTCTTCGCGGACGGGCGCACGCTGCCCTACGACTATGTCAGCGGGCCGGTGACGGCGCGCATCCACGCGGTGGGGATCACCGCCATCGGCGACCTGCGGGTGGTGGTGGGTCTGTTCGTGAACGGGCAGGAGATCACTTGCCCCGACCGGGCGGGACCGACAGGCAAATGCCAGATCTGGGTGGCGACCAACCCGCCGCTGCTGGTGCAGGACCCGGCGGGCGCCATTGAACGCACCGTCGTCATGGACGGGGTGGAGACGACGGTGACCTACAGCGCCGATCCGCTGACCATCCAGCGGGGCGGCCTGACGCGGGACATCATCGGCCCGATCCTGGGGGCGATCTGATGCCCACCTATACGATCTATGCCGACGAGAACGACGCCTATCTGGAAAGCATCGACGCGAATTTCGCCAATGCGCGGGCGGGCACGGGCTCGTTCCTGCTGGTGCGGCCGTCGACCAGTGCCGCTGTTCGTGCGGGTCAGCAGTGGGTGACGACCTCGGGCGGCCAGTACCGCCTGACGCAAGGGTTCTTCAACTTCGACACGTCGGCCATCGGCGGGTCCGAGACGGTGATCTCGACGCTGCTTTCGCTGCAGATCTTCGCGGACGGATCGGCCACGGATTTCGATGCGGAGGTCTACGAGAAGGCATTCGGCGCCAGCGTGGACGCGGGCGACTGGACGGCTTTCGACGACGTTGGGGCGCTAACCGAGGTAGCCTCTCGTTCTACTTCAGGCCTTGGTGCCGGTTACAACGACTGGACATCTGAAGTCGCGTTTCTGACCGCCGTCAACAAGGGCGGCGACACGCAGATCATGGTCTGCTCTGGCCGCTCCAGAGCGGGGTCTGTGCCGACAGGCGACGAGTATCTGGACCTCACGGCGGCCGACGCCTCCGGCACCAGCCAGGACCCCAAGCTGGTCATCACGACCACGGCGCCTACCCGGACCGCCGAAGGGGCGTTGGAGGCGGACACAGGCGCGCTGTCCGGCGCGGCCGAGGTGGAGCACGCCGCCACGGCGTCTCTCGCCGGCGCCGGCGCGGCGGTCTCGGGTGCCGCCGAGGTCATCCATGCGGCCGCTGCGGCGCTGACCGGCACGGGGGCGGAGACCGCCGCCACGGTGAGCATGGCGCGGGACGCCTCAGGCACCCTGACGGGCACCGGCGCCGCCACCATGGGCAGCGCGTCGCGGGCGGGCACGCGGACATCTTCCGGCGCTTTGGTGGGCGCAGGTGCGTCGATGGTCGCGACCACGGCGATTACCCGGTTCGCGGCCGGCACCCTGGCGGGCGCCGACGCGACCGTTTCGGCCACTCCTGCCGTGGTTCGCATGGCGACCGGCGCGCTGGCCGGTGCCGGCGCGGCGCTTTCGGCGACGGCCGAGGTCGTTCATCCGGCGGCTGGCGCCCTGACCGGCGCCGGCGCGGCGGCCGACGGCGCGGCGGCGGTGGAGCATACGGCGTCGGCCTCGCTGATCGGGGCGGGCGCCTCGGCGGACGGCGAGGGGGAGATCGTCCGGACGGCCATCGCCGCCCTGATCGCGTCGGCCCCCGTCATCACCAGCGCCGTCACCATGGGCCGCAACGCCTCGGGCGTGCTGGCGGGCACGGGGGCCGATATCGCCGCCGCCACCACCCTGGCGCGGATCGCCTCCGGCACGCTGAGCGGCGTTGGCGCCATGGCGGCGGGCGCGGCCTTGCAACACCGCCTGGCGCCCGCGTTCAGGCGGGCAACGCCCCAGGCGGACGGTCGACGGATCACGGCGCCGGCGCATGAGCGGCGGCTGACGGTAAGGGGGTCATGATGGATCTGTTCGTCAAGGATCCCGGCGAGGCCGTCGACTGGACGTTCGACTGGGACGACGCCTATCTGACGTCGGGCGAAACCATCGACGCCAGCGACTGGGCGGTGGAGCCGACGGGCGGCATCACCCTGTCCGGGGATGATTTCACCGGCAGCACGACGACGGTGACCGCTTCGGGCGGGACGTCTGGCGCGACCTATCGCCTGGTCAACACAGTGACCACGAGCCTGGGCCGTACCGTGGTGCGGTCGGTGACGGTGCGGGTGACGCCGCGATGAGCCTTTCCCTGATCACGCCCGCGACCGGCCTGCCGGTGACGGTGGAGGAGGTGGCGGCCCATTGCCGGGTGGACGCGCCGACAGCGGAGGATCACGCGCTGCTGGACATCTACATCCGCACGGCGGCCGAGTGGGCGTTCGGCGCGCATGGGTGGACGGGGCGCAGCCTGCTGAACGAGGTCTATGACGTCAGCTTCGATACCTGGGCCGGCGAGATCCCGCGTTCGTGGAAGGGATACGAAGGTGCGTGGCGCGGCCCGGCCGAGCTGCGGCTGCCGCGGGCGAAGGTGCAGTCGGTCACCTCGATCACCTATGTGGACACGGACGGCGCCGACCAGACCCTGGCGGCGGACCAGTACCGCCTGGTGGACCGGCACGGCGCCGGGGTGGTGGTGCCGGCCTATAACGTGACCTGGCCGACGCTGCGGCCCCAGGAGGCGGCGGTCACGGTGCGGTTCACGGCCGGCTATGGCGCCGACTGGAACGCCATTCCGCAGGATCTGCGGACCGGGCTGGCGCAGCTGACCGCGTTCCTGTGGGAGAACCGGACCACGGCGGTGCCGGATCTGTTCGTGCCCGCTTTTAGGAAATTCCAGGTCAGTTGGTCGGTGTGAGCCAAGGCGGCCGAGGCTTCGTGCCCGGCTCCGGAACGCGTTTGTTCGATCCCGCCCGTCAAGCGGGCGGGTGGCCGGAAGTTCCAGATGAGCTGGTCGGTGTGAGCCGCCCTTCGCGACGCGCTGCGCGCTCCTCAGGGCTAACGGAGGTTTTCATGAGCGATCAACGGGAAGGACGGCGGCCTGTGTTCCGGCTCCGGGTTTTCGAGAACGACGCAGGACGGCGGTTCCTGGCGCTTCACGACGCCGATGGGAAGATGCTGCCCCAGCAGGTCTCGGTCGAACTGCGGCAGTCCTATGATGAGCTGGGGCGGGTGACGGTCACGTTCAACGTCGACGGCGAGGATATCGTGATGGATCCCCATGGCTGACGTGATCGGGCGGATGGACCGGCGGGTGACGATCGAGGCGCCGGTGACGGCGAAGGATGCGTCGGGGTCGGTCTCGACCACCTGGTCGGCGCTGCATTCGAACATCCATGCCCGGGTGCAGCAGGCGCCGGGGCGGGAGGCCCTGGCGGGCAACGCGCTGCAGGCGGATGCGGACGTGGTGTTCACGGTGCGCTGGCGCACGGGGATCGACAGCACCTGCCGGGTGCTGTGGGACGGCACCTATTACGCCGTGGTGGGCGAGCCGGTGCAGATCGGCCGGCAGGACCGGCTGGAGATCAAGGCGCGGCGTATCCCGGCGGAGGCGGTGTGATGAAGTTGAAGACGTCCATGCGCGGGCAGATGGAAATCGCCCACATGCTCGACCAGCTGCCGAAGACCCTGCAGAAGTCGGTGATCGACGGCGCGCTGCGCGCCGGTGCGCGGGTGTTCCGCGACGAGGTGCGGCGCACGGCGCCGGCCCAGTCTCTGCGGGACAGCGTGACGGTGAAGACGGCCAGCCGCCACGAGCGGGCCCGCAATCTGCTGAACGGGGACGTCTATGTGGGCTTCAAGGCGCCCCACTACCGGCTGGCGGCGCTGTTCGAGTTCGGCACCAAGCCGCGGCACCAGAAGACGACCGGCCGGTACACGGGTCAGATGCTGGCCAAGCCCTATATGCGGCCCGCCTTCGCGGCAAAGGGCGACGCGGCCGTCCGCAAGATCGCCGAGACGCTGGGTCGCGGGTTCGAGCGTTCGGCCAAGAAGCTGGCCTCGGCGACGACGGCGGCGTCTCGAAAGAAGGTGTTCAAGTGATCCCTCGATACACCCGGCTTCGCCGGGCACTCGGGACGGGCGGAGGACATGAGGGATGAGCAACCCGGAGACGGTGGTGCACACGCTGCTGTCGGAAGGGGCCGGGTTCACGGCGCTGGTGGGGGCGAAGTTCTACGACACGCGCGCGCCGGCGGGGACGCTGCCGCCCTATGCGGTGTTCATGGTGGTGACCGACCCGGCCGATCTGCACATGGACGGCGCCTCGGCGATCCGGCGCACGGTGGTGCAGGTGGACTGCTTCGGCGCCGATACGGCGCAGGCGCGGGCGGTGGCCGATGCGGCCCACGACGCGCTGGAGATGCGGCCCAGCCAGCGGCG